AGTTCTTTAACTAAAGAATTAAATTTTATTGAGTTCTTTATCAAGTTCATAATACCTCAACAACTGTACAACAGAATTATCATCAGTTTGTTTTGATTCATTAAGACAAAATTTATCAACACAATTAATTGCTTCTTTTAATTTTATTTTTAATACTTTATCTTTAATTTTATTTATTTTTTTATTTAATTTAGTTTTCAAAATAGGTAATTGATTTGATACAAAAGAAGAAAAATTATTAGTATTGGAAATATTACTAATATATTCCTTTAATATATTTTTCTGTACATCACTCAAATTACTATATTTCTTATTAAATTTTTCCAACAAAGCCTTATATGACAAAATTCTTAAATCTTTATCTTTCATTTCTTCATGAATAAAAATATCAGTTTTTTTAGTATCTATAGTGGTAATATTTTCTAAAATAATAAAATAACTTTCCGTTTTTTCATCTGCACTTAATTCATTCAACCCTTCAAATAATTTATAAACAGATGCATATACTTTATAATTTGGAACTTTAGATGAGAATAATTTATTTATATCATAATGTTCTTTTATACTCTTTATGATATTATATTTTTCTCGTCTTAATACAGAATTATTTAACTTCTGTCTTTGTCTTAATACTTCAGACAAAAAGAAATCTGCCTTTTTATCAGATTTAAATTTCCTACTAACTATTAAATTATATAATGTTAGTTCTTTACCAATTTCAGTATGTTCATTAAATTGTTTTTTAATGATTTTGATTGCCGGAGACTCTTTTTTCTTATTTAAGACATCTACCGTTACCTGTCTTAACAAAAATTCAAATAAAAGTCCAGCATTTCTCAATTTACTATGTCTGAATTTACTCATATGTATTCCGTTGTAATTTGATACAATTATTCATATATAAATATAATCTAATTTAGAATAAGTAAATATTTACTCTTCTATTATATTATCTTCACTCAATAATGAATTGTTTGATTTTGGAAATTTGCTTTTCAGTTGTTTTAAAATACCTTCACGAGCAATAGCAGTATAGGCTTTACTTGTAGCAAGTGGTGAACCACCTTTAAACTCTCTTTTACCAAAACTACGATGTCTTTTTTGAACTTTATCACTGTCATAAATGTCTTTTTGACTTTCTCGACCACTAAATGGATCTTTTTCGCTTCCACCCCAATCATCTGATCTTGCCATTTCTTCTTCATCTTCCACTTCATCACCAACTGGTTGTTCTGCTGGATCCTGTCCTTCAGTTTCAATTTGTTCTAATCTAAACTTCTGTTTTGTATCTTCAACTATATCTTTATAAACCTGAACTTTTTCTTCGTCTGAAAAATCAAATATGTTATCATAAACCCATTTACGACTAAATAATTTAACTTCCATTGCTTTTTCCGCAATCTCTAATTGTTGATTCATCAATTCAAGTTTTTCTTGTTCATGAATCATTGATGGATTTTGTAATTCCAAATCAAAATCAATTAATTCAGCATCATTAAACCCCTGAGAATATAAATGAACAATAGCTATTTTAGACAATTCGCTCACGACAATTTTTTGTAATCTCTCAATAGTACGAGCAAACCTAACATCTTCTGCTGCTAATGTTGCTTTACCACCACTCAATCCTTCTTCATATCCAAGAAATGCTTTTGGAATCCTAAGACTTGCCATTAACTTATTTCTTAAATATTCAATATCATCTATTTGGTCATTATTGGATAAACCAGGAAGAGTTTCAACTTCTGTTCCAGTATCTCCGCCACGAACTGGTAAAAAATAATCTTCCGTTACACTTTCCATATTGTATTTTAAATTATACTCCCCCGTACTTTGATCTATAACGGGAATCTTTTTCATCTTATTGATAATTCTTTGCATAAACTGTTCGACTTCTCTCGGTGGAATATTACCAACATCAATTTTAAATACTCGTTTTTCAGGTGCTCTCATAATACGATGTATTAACATAGCATCTTCCATAAGAGTTAATTGTTTAAAAATCTTACGACCAGACTCCAGCATTGACCTACCATATGGTAAAAAGTTCGTATCGGCTAAAAGTCTAAAATGTGCTATTTCATAATTCTCTAATATGTCTTTTCTACCTGCCCCCACATCACCTTCAATTTCAAATTGTATTAATTGTGGATTAGCAGGATCATGATCTTCTAATCTAGTAACATCATAAGAAGAAGCTGGACTTACATTTACTACTCCATACTTATCAATAATATCTAATCTTAAATAAAAATCTCCATATTTAGTCAAATTACGAATCCAACTCCATAAATTGAATTCTATATTCATAATATCATAAAATAAATTATGTAAAATTTTCTGAACCTTTACATTATTAGTTATTATATTTAATATTTCCCCTTCAATATTATCAACCGTTGATTCGTCTGAATAAATGTCAAGAGCTGATGCTATAATAGGATCTTGATCCATTAATTCATAATCCCTAAATAAATCATGTTTCCTAACTTCATACGCAGCTCTACGATTTTGTGCAACACTATATGGATTTGAATAAGTGTTTTGTATTAATCTTTGGTATCTATCAACAAAGTTTGATGTCAAACTCGTTTGTGAAAAATCCAAATCCTTAACGACTAAACGATTATCATCTGTTTTTCTAATAATAACATTAGATTGAAATAATCTACCTAATCTTGTAAAAATATTATCTGCCATTTTTTACCCCAATAACCAAGTTAAATCTTCTTTTTCACCTCTTATGTCCATTTCCCAAGGATTATCTTTAGGTCTATTTGGTGTCATAATGGGTGTTCTTTCATTTAAATTTCCAATTGATTCTACTAAACTACTCTGTAATTCATTTCTCTCTGATTGAATTCTAATTGCCGTATCCCGTACCCATAATAATATAGAATACGACATTACTAAATCATCATTATACCCTTCAAGAGCTTCCATCTTTGAATTCTTATATATAAATACAAAAAGTTCATCAATTAATCGTGTTGATTTCAACTTGACCATTTTCTCTCTTGTATATTCTTCCATTTTTGCCACAATCAATGGTTTTGATTTCATTGTAGTAGTGAAACCAGGAACTTTATTTCTATCAATACTTCTATATCGATTTGTATGTTGAATATCATCATCAACAATTAAATGATTTTTTTCTTGATAAAATAAATTTTCATATCCCCTATCTATAATAGTCTGAAGTGTAGCCCAACCAATATTATTATTCTCAACTACTAATAAAGCATCATTATATTTAGTAGCAAGTTCAATTAAAAAATTACCAAATTCTGTTGTACCTAATTGTCCTTTGTATTCTGCCACCTGTTCCATTTCTTCTAAATCAAAAACTTGAGCCGCACTATAATCAGTACCATCTCCACGAGCAACGTCAGCACTAATTAAATATTGTTTTGAATAATCAGGATAATCCCATATCCATAAATTCCTATCAAATCCACTTTTCTCTGATGGTTCTTGACACATCTTTTCTTTATACCAGTCTAATATCTTTGGATCAACAACTGATTGACCAGAACTCAAAAAGTCAGCATCGCATTCTTGAGATGCCTTTGATGGTCCTAAAACTTTATCTTGTTCTTGTCTCCATTCTTCATCTCGTTCAGGATGTTCAGACCAATGTAATTTTATTGTATTGAATTTATTCAGCCCATCTGTGGCATCTAACCAAATTCGATGAAACCAATTACCAACACCATTTGGTGTAGAAATAACCAAACAATCACCACCAGTTGCTAATGTTTGTTGAGCAGCAGTCCATATTGTATCAATTCTTTCTATAAAAGCAGCCTCATCAAGTATTAATAAAGATAATGCTTCAGAACGACCAGCAGAATCATTGGATGCTATTGCTTTGATTTGTGAACCATTTTTAAATGTAAGAGACAATTTATTATTTTCAACAATCTGAGTTTTTAACCAAGATGGTAAACCATCATACATAACACGAACTTTAGTTACAATATTTTTAGCCGTATCTTTAGTCGTAGCAATACACAATACATTTTTATCATTATGAAACAACATCATCCATAAAGAATACGCAGCCGTAAGTGTTGATATTCCTAATTGTCTTGATTTCAAAATTATATTATAAGTTTCTTCTTGATATGATTTTAATACATCTTCTTGAAATGGATATAATTTAAATTTAATCTTTCCACGTTGTGGATGTTGAATAATACAAAATTGATTTATAAAATGTGATGGATCTTGAACACATTTTAAATATTGTTGTTTTATGGCTTGTTTTAAATTACTCATTATATTTCTTTATATTTTCATTAGATAATGCATATGCCACCTTTGTATCAAATGGCGAAGATGTAGTATCCATATCTTTCATTTCATCTTCATATTCTTTTAATATCGCTTCCCATCGTTTTTCTTCCATTTCCTTTACCCAATCTTCCCACTTATTTTTAGCTTTTAAATCTACTTCAAAATCAATTTGACAATAATAACATCTTTGCATTCTATTATAAGTTTGTTGGTCAATAGTTTTCAAAATTAACTTTTCACAATCCTGACATTTATCAAATCCTCGTGATGGAATTTTGGTAATTTGTTTTCTTTTTCCATCTTTTATTTTCCAATTTCTACCATAAGCATCCGTCCATTTTTCACCTTCTTTGCGTTCTATATCAGTTTTTGATTTATAACCAACTTGTATTGGACGTTCATAAATACCCATTACCATTTTTTTTATTTTTTCTATATTACTCATTTCATTGGTCTGGAACCTGTAGTTCCTTCTCCTCTAGCAAGTCTATCTAAATGCATTCTTTCCGCTTTAGTCATTTTAGTCCAATGTTTTTGAATAAAACCTCCACCCATTTTTATATTCTTATCTCTTTGTTTTTTTAACATTACAAAAACTATATGATATTTTTCTCTATCACTAAGATTTGGTGGAACTATTTGTTTTCTTGCTCCTTTTCTTTTTGTTGGTTCTTTTAATTTCTTTTTAAGTGCAGAAATCTCAGCTTTGGATAAAGGTTTACCCATAGTCTTAGTATCCCATTGTTCAATTAATAAATCCATTAATTTAATCATTAGAACTTCATCATCCCTGTTATTTGATTAATTGGAGCGAATACACCTGTAAATTTATAAACCTTTCCATTATACTTAAACACCAATCCTTCAGTCGGAACAACTGCATCCAATCCACCAATTGAATTCAATTTATCTAATTGTTGTTTTAATTTATTCAACTTCTTTAAATCACCACCACTCTTTATACTTGATATGGCAGAACTTAACTTTGACCTAATTTTTTGAACTGATTGTGCTGGATTAACGGCTAACCAACCTTCCATATTTTTCATAATTGTAGCACCTACTTCAAAAAACAATTCTTCAAATGGTTTCATATTATCCTTAACCATTTTTGCGTGATCATATTTATCAGTAGCTAATACCCATTCCAAAAACTTAGGATGTTCTTTTAAATCTTTTTTTATCTGTGAAATTTTATATGACTTATCAAAGAATGCCCATCGTTTTGTGAGTTTAACTAATATCTCATTTGTTATCTTAGGATAATCAGTTTGATTTGCTCCATTTATAATCCATTCTTGCCAAAACATTTGATGATATAAAGAAAGTGTATCGTTATCTTTCAATCCATACTGTGATTGTAATGTTTTTAATTTACCTAAAAATTTACCCTTTAGTTTACCAAAGTCTTGGTGTTTAGGTACAGTTAAAAAGTTTGGTTTTGAAATCTTATAGTGTTTCTGTATGTTTTGATTGACTTGTTTTATCATCCCTTGTAGCATTCTAGCACTACCTTTTGCCTGTCCGATTGCTCTACCACTATCATCATATTCAAGAGCACCATGAAATATAATTTCTGTAACATCATAATTAACTACATTTTCACTTTTAGGCCACAATACTTCTAAGTTCATCGCACTTAATGAATTAATTGCTTTTTGTAAATCTTTTACAGCATATACAAATGCATTTCTTATATTACCACGACCTTTAAATTTACTTTGCATTCCTTTAATGTCTAATGCATTTTCACCTTTATTTTTCAAATGTCCTTTATTACGAGCAGTAATTAATTTACCATTCTTCCAACTTATCATAAGGTTTTGTCCGTCAAGTTTTTCCGTTACATTATCTTCACGATTTAATTGACCACCCAATCCTAATTCTATGATTTTTTTCAAATCACCAAATGTTAAATCTTTGTCATCAAAAGGATGACTCATATGACCGTATGCTCCACCTTCTATCAATAATTCTTTCCAAATTTTAACTTTCTTCGACACTTCTGCTAACGACATCACTTCTTTTACAATTGACAATTCTTTACTTTGTTCATCTCCTCTATTTTCATCAGTTTCTTCTGGATTTTCATCTTTTAATATGTCTTGAGTTTTACCACTATGTTTTATAACAATACTTCTTTCTTTTTTCATAGTATCCACATATTCATATTCTTGATTCGACAAAATTTTATCAATATGATTTAACCATTTATTCCATAATTCACTTCCAATAAAAGTTTCAAGATTATTTGGAGTTGGTATACCTGTACCAGCAGGTCCATAAGAAACTGAACCAATTGGTCCATCTGGAATTCCATTATATTTTGGAAAAACAGTATTTTGACTATTATAAACATTATCATCAACTAAATGTTTTACTATTTCCCAACCTAATTTACCAGCATCACTTTCGCCCCTCTTTTTATATGCTGATAAACTTTGAAGAAAACCTGGTCCATCATCTACTGATAGAAGGTCTCCTGTCGGTGAACTTTCTAATAAACGAACATATGCTTCAAACAACTTCTTGAATTTATTCGTCATCATAATATACACACCTTTATCGTAATATCCAAATGCTTTTTTAAATAATTTTGGTCTTTCTTTAGCATCAAATTCAGGTGAGCCCAAAAATTGTCTCATTATCGTTCCACTTACTTCTTTACCACCAACATTTACACTAATATGGGGAGCAGTCATAATATATCCATGTTCCTCATATCCCTGTAGATTCTTTTTATTTGACTTATAATCCTGATAATATGTTTTTCCACCACTTTTCTTTGTACCGCCTTTTAATCTACCTGCATCTTTCTTTCCAAAAATATAAATGACTGCTGTAGTATCTTTGTCATATTTCTTTAATGTATTTGTAGCAACATAAGGTATTTTTTCTTTTATAATACGATTTGCCGGAACACCCATTTTAACCATATGTCTGACTTTCTCTTTGTAATTCATTGGATGTCGTGGTGGTTTCTTTATATCAGAAGTGGTAATATAGGCTTCATCAACTTGAGCTTCTAACCACTTAAACGTTTTTAAATGATGAGGTCCAAATGGTTGAAATCTTCCACCATAGATACCAATTACTTTTTTAATTTTACTCTTTTCTTCAGTAACCTTTTTATATCCACTCATTGAATTCGTTTTATTCTTTTTAACCTTTTTCCTTCTTGTATCTCCTTGAATGACTCCATTTGCACTAACAATTGTCATTTCCTTTATGCCTTGTTTTTTCAAAATCCTTTGTTTTTCAATCCATTTTTTGCCAAGATGATTTTTCACAGGCTTTTTAATAAAAGAACCAATACCTTTCTTTACTAACATTTTAAATTTTTTCTGAGCAGCTTTTTCATCTAAAGTTTTATTGTTATTTACCATCATAAAATTTACATTACCAAACAACCCTTGAAATGAAATTAAATTTTTCTGAACATCTTTCCAATAAGTTTCTACAAGTTCAGGACTTAACTTTCTTGGTCTTTCCATATTTCTTTTTTGTGCTATCTCTAAATCCGTATGAACAAAAACCATAAAACAATCATAACCTATTTTTTCTAATTCTTTCTTATTTTTCTTTACATCTCCATACTTATGACCCGTACCATCAATAATCAAACCAAGTCTACCTTTCATATATTGTTTTTTCTGTTGTGCAGTTATATCTTTTGCATAACTTCTCATACCACTATAATCTTCATACGATGGATCAGTCAATTGTTTAAATAGTTCTTCAGGCATATCATCTAAATCAGTACCGAATCCATATTTCTTCAATAATGTTGTGAGTGCCTTATCTTGATTAACTACCTTTAATCCATATGCAGATACAGAAGTTGTGTCGGGTATTCCAAATAATCCTTTAGAAACATATCCTTTACCACTTCCAGGTCCACCAGCAAGAAATATAGCTTTTAAAATGCCTGGATCATCAACACCTTCAAACAAAAATGGTTTAATTATTTCTTCTACTAATTTTTTTAAACTCATATTTTTAATTCCAAAGCAACTCTTAAATTATCTTCAATTGGATGTGGTAATGAATCAACATCATAATAACCATAATCAGAATGTTCATGATCGAGTTCTGGTTCTGGTTGATTTGGTAATTCAATCGCATATAACCTTATAATCCTATTATATTTAGTATCTCTTATCGTATCTAAATATACTAAAGAATTGATATCAATGTCAAGCTTTGTTTCTTCTTGAAATTCACGATGAGCACCTTGAATGAATTTTTCATTATCCTCAACATGTCCCATTGGAACTGCCCAAAAGTTAGGATACTTTCCTGCACTTTCAGAACGCCGTACTAGCAATACCTGTCCTTCTGATTTAACTACAACTGCACCAATTTTTGATGGTTTTTTTGGTTTTTCAAGTTCAAGTAAATCAAGTAATTTTGGTATAGACATAGATATTCTCCTACATCTATAAATATAAGTTATTATAATTCAACTTAATATTAAACTTCTAAACCACGTCTAAACCAACCAAAGTAAAACTTTTCTAAGTCTGGTTTACGAGTAACTAAATCAGCATAATATTTAATACGATAAGCACGAACTCTGTCTAATTCAACACCTTTTAGAGCACCAATTGTCTTTGGTCCCAATCCACCATCTACTTTTAAATTAGCACCTTTGGCATTAGCAGCCTGTTGTAAGATTTTAACTGCTCTACTACGGCCTTGATTTATACTCATATCGAAATAAATGTGTTTTAAATTATCAGGTAATTGTGGAACTCTATTTTTTATCCAATAGTCTTGATAATAGATTTCTTTAGCACCATCTTTAGTGAGATTTTTGATATCCATATCGGGAAATGACTTAGCCGATATCCCATATTTCGTACCTTCTAATTCACCAACACCTTCTTTACCACCAGTCCAATTACCAGGATCTTTTGAATCATCAGTAAATCCACCTTCGTGATGTAGAACTACTTCAATTATTTCTTCAAACTTTATTAACATAACTTTAATTCCTAATTATTCATATATAAATATTATCATAATACATTAAAATCTACATCTATATTATCATACTCAACACTATAAAAACCATCTGTATCTAAACTACAGCATCGTTTTATTAAAAAATGTAATTTTTATCCTCAGGCCTTCCGGCTAACATTACTATTAACTTTACATT